TTATGGTGGGTTACGATAGTTCCTACACTAACAATGCTTTAAATATAATGCCAGGACTTACAGGTAAAACTATCCTGGATCTTGGACAGACCGGAGTGATAGTAGCCAATAGAACAGACAGTAAGGAAGAATCCTGGCTTTTAGAATGGGATACAACTTCTCTTGACTACTTAAGTAGAACCCCACTTTCTTTTGCAAATATAAATACAATCATAAAGGCCGGGGGAATTATTATGGTCCAGTATGGAACGGATGGTCAACTTCATTTTGTTGGTGACTCAACTGATATTCCAATAACAGCATTTCCTGGTGGGGGACAGGTTGCGGTAGATGGTTCGGAAGTAGATCGCGGACTTGCCTTATTTGGAGTCTATGGTAATGGAACCGGAAAGTCTGGAATCTATAGCTACGGAAGAAGAACTAAGAATGCTGATTTTACTCTTAACCTGGAATACCAATTTGATTGTGATGAAATTAGTTCAGTTAAAAAGATCGGGACTGACATTATCTTCTGTTATAAATTAGATACAGCTTACGGAGTAAAGATAGTTAGTACTACCAGTAAGGCCTCCATAGCAATTTATGAAACGCTGGATTTAAAAGTACCGCCAAGCTATACAAACCCGCCGGTACATGAAAGTGCAGTCTTATCCACGGCCCCACTTCCTGCTAACTGTTCTGTAGAACTTTGGAGAAGACTTGACAAAATAGAATCCGGAGGAACGGATTATGCGGGTGTCACAACAGGGTTGAACGATGGTTGGTTCCAGTGTGATAACCCCGAAGGTACGGGAGTTTATGACACGGAAGATGGTATAGAGGCTTTATTTAATATAGGAGATACAGCTAAGGTTGTAGAGTTTAGGGTTGTTCTTAACAGCTATGCTAATAACAGTCCTGAAATTTTCCAACTTCAGTCGGTATTTGCATAATGTCTGAAGACACACTCTACTCACCTGAGATCATACCAGCAGTACCCTTTCCTGAGACGCAGGAAGCCACCACACAGACTTCTGGTGGTACAACCGATAAAAGTATCGTCTCGCCTACAAAAACCCCTGTAAATGTCAAATTCCCTGTAAAACAGATGGCTTTGGAGTTACTTTCCACTGCTCTAAATACCAAGACTAAAAAGATATTAGGTGATTTTACCTTTGGCGAGATCGGGGCTATCTCTATTGGTAAGTATGAGAATGGGGTCTCCGGAGAAGTAAAGATAAGTCCTAATGGAATTGTTGGTAAAAATATAAATGGAACCACAACTTTTTCTATAGATGCCACAACCGGAGATGCTGTCTTTGCAGGAACTATTCAAGCTGGGGCCATTGTTTCCGGACAAGTAACCGTAACAGGTGCTTTTGTCGTTAACGATGGTACTTACAATACTATCTGGCTCGGATATTTAGAAGGTGGCTTCTAATGGACTACGGATTAAAAATAAAAAGACAAGATGTAGCCAAGAATGTTGAGGATTGCGAGGTAAAAGAACTCGTATTTCATTCTAGTTATGCTTGTGCAAAGATTTTTCAGACAGCTAAAGTCGATGCAACAAGTGGAGCCACTCAAGAGATAACACTAAACGCCAGTGTTTCCTTTCCCATAATAGCTTTATGTTATGTATATGATTCAGCCACCTCCAACTATACAGCAGTAAATGTAGAATTTGATTCGACCAAAGTTTACTTTCCAGGACTTAGTAAAAGTGCCGGAAGTTATTTTTATTTATTTATTTGTTATGCCTAATAAATATGCCTGATTACGGAATTAAAATAGCAAAAAGAAACCACGATGTTTCAGACGGAGAGCGTTACTTAATAATGGATACCAAGTATCCCGTTCTTAAACTGAAGTTGTCCGGACAAGGAAACATGTCTTACACAGCAGGTGGTGGGACTGTTACCGTCGAGATAACACACAATCTTGGATATGTTCCCCTATGTTTTGTTACAGGCCACTACTTTAATGTTGATACTGCGGCAGTTATCGCAAGACATGGGGATTGGAATAGATGGATATATCGCGGATTACAGGTAGCTGATCTATACTATTACTATGCAGACACTACGAAACTTTATATCGTTTTCGTTCCGGCTCCGGGTATTACTGATGCTTACTCTTTTACTCTTCCCTATATGTATCATATTTTTTACGACGAGGATACCCTATAATATGAGCCAATTTATTAAAAGAGTCACAGTTACCACAAACGATGATGGTAGTAAGTATATTCCGGACAGTTCTTGGGCTACTTACATGATTAGAATAGGAACTGCCGTTAAACCCGCCTTTAGAATTGTAGATGTTACAGTACCTCAGGGGGCCGTAATTTCTAGTGCTTACATAAAAATGATTAAGGATGGGACTGACAACCACGATTTTAAAATGAGGGTGTACGGAATTGACGAAGACAACACATCAACAATGTCATCAGATCCTACTACCGCTTATGTAGACTGGGATATATCGGGAGGTCTTGTAGATGAGACAGAGTACACATCTCCCGATATAAAAACAATAATACAAGAAATAGTAGACAGGGTGGGCTGGTCTTCTGGTAATGCGTTGGGTTTCATAATAGATGATAATGGTAGTAATGATACGGTTGCGTATTTTTATGACTACGAAGGTGATGCAAATAAAGCCATACAGCTTATTATAAATTATATAGGCTCCAGTTTTTCTCCTTCCGCATCGCCCTCATTATCACCATCGGTTAGCCCCTCAATGTCTCCAAGTCCTGGAATTAGTTTCTCACCGTCAGTTAGTCCTTCTGTATCTTTATCTCCTTCGTTTAGCCCTAGTACAAGCCCATCTATTTCTTTATCTCCCAGCAAATCTCCGTCTCTTAGTCCAAGTATTTCCCCATCCATGTCTCCGGAGGCCCCACTTGATTACGGGTTAAAGATAAAAAAACCCACAGTTAATAAAGACGTAGATGCTATAACAGACCCAAAAGAACTTGTCTTCACATCAGCTATGGGGGTTTTAGGGCTTAGACTCCTGGATACTGTTGTAGCTTCAACCAGTGCTGGTGGAGATATAGATACCACAGATAACCACAACATAGGCTACCCCCCCATAACGATAGTCACAACTACCGCCTACGATGGAAACAAGGTCAACTTTCCTGTTGAGTGGCACTCTATTTATTTGAACGGGGCAAGAGAAACTATAGAGGTAACAGAGACTTTTAACTTTAGGGTTACCGGAACTTCTATAGAAATAATCGTTCATGCAGAGGAATATAACTACGACACAGATACAACCTCAGACATTTCGGGGCGTTCCTATACTTTTAATATCTACTACTATTTTAACGAATTGGTTGAAACCTAGTTGTAGTGTAAACTTTAAATAGGTAGAATTTTATACAGTATATGGATAATATGAACGAACTAAAAAAGAGAATAAACGGTTATGAAAATGGTTTAAAAAAATTACAAAAAGAATTTAAGTTAAACCCCGTTGTTACAATAGAATTCCCTAAGTATAAAAAACTACCCTTGCTTGTTATCCTGGCTTTAAACATAATTAAAAGACATAAAGGACAGTTTATGCTTTCCTATAAGGAGGAATATCATGAATAGAGAAGACCTGGAAAATGAATTAAAAGCACAACTACAATCTTCGACGAACTCAAATCAGTTCCCAGCAACCAGAATTACATCTTTGATTCAAAACGCTTACAAGAGAGCTACCAATCTTTTTATCTGGAGGGCCTTGACAAATGCTGTTACAACAGGAACAAGAGCAAAAGGTGCGGGGGATGACGAGTGTTATTACGACTACCCATCAGAGTTTAGAACCGGAACCGTTTACAAAATAAAGATAGATGGGAAGTCTTATCCCAGGAAAAGTTATGAGAGTTTTTTAGACTACAGAGAAAATTACCCCAACTCAGTAGAGAAGATGTTTGCTATAGACCAAAGATTTATATTTGTTTCTCCGGATACCTCGGCGGGTACTGGAAACATGGACATCTGGGGAGCAAGAGAAGCAGACGAACTTTCTCTTTCTACCTCCAAAACCATATTCTCTGATAACCAGGAAGAGGCAAATCTTTCAATCATAGGACTTGCCTTATCAGTAGCCACCAAGAAATCAGACGCAAAATTCTCAACAACAGAAGAAGGAAAAGCTATAGCCACACTAAACAAACTAAACACAGATGAATGGGCGCAGTATCAAAGAGATCAACCGATGGACGCCCCTCTTTTAGATGTTCCGGACTTCTTTGGGAAATTTGATAATAGTCAATTAATAGGAAGGTTCGTAGGTTATAAACCCTACCCATAAATTATGTCTACCATACCTAAAACAGCCGGTGAAATACAGGCAAAAATTGATGCATTAAAAGCCCAAGGTAAAACTGAGTCTAACTCTAAAGAAGTGGGTAAGTTGGTTAATGCTTTGAAGGTTTTGAATCCCAGCCAATACGGGGCCGAATCTTCTGCCGCCGCTAGAAATGCTTTGCTAACAAGCACTACGCCCAGCACTCAACAGAATCTTGGTATTAGTTCAAGTGCCTCCAAGGGAGATTCTGGAAGCTTAATGCCAGGAGGTTCCGGTAGTTCTTCTGCTATTGATTTAAATAGCATCTACGAAAATGCACTATCGGATTCAAATACCACTGCTCTTGAAAGCGAATTAAACGCCAAAAAGATGGCAAAAGATGCGGCCTCAGCAGATATAAACGACAACCCTTTTTATACAGAAGCAACGAGAGTTGGTAAGATAGCCAAGCTTGACGAAAAAGCGAACAATGAAATAAATACTTTACAAGACCAACTAACCAACGCAAAAGCAGATGCCCAGGTAAAAGTAAATATTGCAACGCAACAGTACAATATTGATAGTCAGGAGTACCAAAACAATCTTTCAAAACTAAACACTTTAATCTCTAGCGGTGCAATCGCCGGTGCTTCAAGTTCTGACATCTCAAGCATAGCCCTGGCAACCGGAATGAGTACTTCTATGATCAGTAGCATTATCACAAAGGTTAAAGAGGGAAATAGAAGTCTCCAAACAACTACCGACAATGCGGGGAATGTAACTATCTTTGATGCAAACACAGGTCAAATCGTAAATACCATAAAGGGAATTGGAAAAGCGGATACCTCAGGCGGTAGTCCGACAGAGGCTTCAATTAAA